AAATATTTAATAATAAAAGTAAAAGAATTTATAAATGAAGATAGTATGTATAAAGAAGATTTAATAAATTGTAGTTTAATTTTATTAACAATATATTTGAAAGAAGAAAAAATAATAAATTTTTGCAAAGAACAATTTAATAAAAATTATGAAAAATATATAAAAAATGAAAATTTTTATTTAAGTAGATCATTATTTAAGATCATGAATAATTATTATCCAGAATATACAATAAGAATATATAACTTAATACATAATAGTAATTCAAACATAGTAAATAACATAATAGAATCTTTTCAATATATCAATGAAGATATTTACAATCAAATAATAGAGAAAGAATTATATATTAAAGATATAAAATTACAAAATTATAGTTTTTTATTTTCAAGTATATCTAAAAATATTAAAGTTCAGAAAGATCTTGTAAAATATATAATTATTAATAATATAAAATTACAAAAAAATCATGAAATTTACTTACATATATTACAAAGAATTTCTCTTAATTTATATAATAAAGAACTTATTAATATATATATAAAATTTATTAATTTGTATAAAAATAATAAAGATAAATTATCTTATGATAAAATATTAGATATTTTAGAATTAAATAAAAATATTACTTGTTTTAATCTTGATTAAATACCAGAAACAGATCTTCTCACATTCAGTGAATTTGTTCTTGCAGAAATAGAAGCAATCGTATTTTGAGTATAATTTTGTATTTGTTCATAATTTTGATAGGAATTAGAATTTTGTAAAGATAATTCTTGTTTTTTAATATTTGCTAATTTAAATAATAAGTCAGTGTTTTCACCATATGTTTCGGAATTTATTGAACTAATTATATTATCAATTTCTTGAATTTCAATACATTCTAATATTTGATTACCTGTTTTTCTATATGAACAAAAGTGTGAAAGTATTACTTGATCTCCTTCACAAATAACATAATCAACATTATAATGATTGTTATTATGTTGATAGGAAATATTAATTTGAGTAGAATCATTAAAATCAATTAATCTAATACGTTTGATTCCAGGACCATGATAATTATAATTTAACTCATTCTCATTATTTTCATGTTTAATTACACTTGATGAATCTATAGATGCATTTTTAACATAAATTTTAACATCTTTTACATATGTTTTAGCTAATAAATCCATGGATGTTAAATGTTCAAGTAATTCATTTTCATTAATAGTTTCATTAATAGTTTCATTAATAGTTTCATTAATAGTTTCATTAATAGTTTCATTATTATAATGTCTATAATTACCTTGATTAAAAGAACTCAATCCAATAATATTTTTAATTGTTTCAACATTAATATCATTACCGACAGTAATACCATAAAGAGGAATATTTAAATTATGTAATGGTTCAAGTAAATTTAAATCGAGAGAACCATCACCATCACCTAAAATAAGTATTCTAGTTTTAGAAAGAATTTCAGTTGATTTTTGATTAATTTCGTTTAATAAAATTGTTAATTCATCAATAGCAGAAGTATAAGAAGTACATCCATAACTTTTAATTTTTTTAATTAAAGATATCCATTTAATTTTATTTTCACTAGTAGCTTTTTCGAATGCAATAATAGTAAAAGCATTATCATTAAAAACAATTAAAGAATAATAATCATTAGATGATAACGAATCAATTTGTATAATAAATGTTTTAATAATATTATCAATATGAATATGCATTGATCCAGAAATATCAAGAATAATAATAATACCTTTTGAGATAGATAGATCTTGATCAATTACTTCAGTAGCAATAACTGCAGTATTAGGATGAATAGAATTATTAATTTTAATTAAATAAGATTTAAATATATTTTGATTAATACCTTGAGTAATATCATGATTAAAATTTTGATTAAAAGTATTTTCTGTAATATTAACTCTAACTGGTACTTGTTCAGCTCTATAATTAGTAAAATAAGTAAAATCATTTGAAATATCTAGATTATTCGTGACATTTAAATCATTTAAATCATTTAAATAATCATAATCTATTTGTTGAGTAAAAGATCTAATTAATTTAATTTTTTTAGGTTTAGGAGTTACTGATAAGTTATTACCTCCTTGAAATATACCTCTCACTGTTTTTCTACATAAAGGACATGATGTAGATGTTTTAGTTTGTGTAAGAGCTCTTCCTAGATAATTAAAGCTACTATTTGCTGCACATTTTAAATTATTGCATCCAACATGTCCACAAGTTCGAACTCTCCAATTATGTTTAGAACCATCAATATCAATTAAATTATCATAACAAACATCACATTTAGCATCTTCAGTTGAATAAAAAACATTACTAGCTAATTGTAATTTTTGAGATTTTAATTCAAGTAAGATAGCATTTTGTAATTGTAAAAAACGTATTGTATCTTCTTTGTTTTGTAATTCTAAATTAGCAGTAGTTGTTTTTTCATCAATAGTTTTAATTTCGTCTTGAATATTATTTAATCTATCCAATAAATCTCCAGTATCACTATTATCTTGTAAATTACCATAAATATTTTTATAGTATTCATAATCTTTTTTTTTACTTAATAATAATTCATATAAATTATTATATTTTAATAATGTATTTTTATATTCATTTTGAGCATTAGTAATATTAGTATTTATTTCTTTAATTTTTTCAATACCATTAATATCAAATGGACTTGTTGGTAAAGATTTAATACGTTCATTTTCAATTTCCTCCATATTTAAAAAATAATATTAAATATATTTATTATATGTTTAATATTATAAAAAATCAATTTTTATTGTAAATTATAATTATTAATAATAAAATTAATAATATAATTACTATGTTATCTGTAATTAAAAAACTATTATTATTTGTTTCAAATCTTTCTAAACGACAAGGATTAGCACCTGCTGCTCCTGCTCCACATATATGATTATTAGTATATAATAATTGATCTAATTGATTACATGTACCATCTGATACACCAAATGCAGCCATTTTATTATTTATTCCATATAAAATCATATTATTATCTTGATCATAAATTGTATTTTGTTTATCAGCGTAATTTTCTACATTTTTACATTTGACTAATCTATTATTTAATTTTTTTTCGAAATTATCTTGTCTTATTTTTTGATTTTCTAAATTATAATCTGTATTCATTATACTATATTATATATTAATAATTTTATTTTTTGTATAAAATATTATATCTATAATTAAGTTATTATTTATTTCTACAGTTTTTTTAAATGCTCTAATAATTTCATCATTTATTTTCTTTTTGAATTTATTATTTGTTGCTAGATTTTTTAAACATGATTGTAATAATTTACTTTTAGGACGTAATTCAACTTCTGATATTTTATTATCTATTTTAGAAATATTTAACCAATGTGTATTCATATCAGTATTTATGAATGATTTTGGATTATTAAAATTTCTATAAATATAACCAATTGTTATATTTTTATCTTTAATATCATATAATCCAAATTTTTCTTTTAATTTATCCATTCTTATTTTAAAAATATTTTCTTTAATATTAAAACCTCTAGTTGATTCTACAAATACTATTTCTTCTAAATCAAAACATATTATTTTTAATAAATTACCCTTAATTTTATTTTTTTTATTATTTTTATTATTTTTTTCTAAAATATTTTCACCTTCTATTTTTTTAGATATTATTTTATTATACATTTTCTCTAAATTATTTATTTGTCTATATGTTGAATTTAAATCTTCTTCTTCAAATATCTTTATATCATTGTTAAATAACATATAAAATTCATCTGCTATTTTGTTTTCAGTTTTGATTTCACTATTATTTTCTATATTATCAATATCATTCTCTATATTTATATTATTAATAATATCATTCTCTATAATTATATTATTATTTTTAATACTTTTATCATCAAAATTAATATCAATAATATCTTTTTCATTATCATTATCATTCTTTTCATTATTATTAGTATTAATATCATTTTCATTATTATTAGTATTAGTATCATTTTCATTATTATTAGTATTATTATCATTTTTATTAGTACCACTTTCATTATTATTAGTATTATTTTCATAAGTATTATTATTTTCATTAGTATTAGAATTAGATGTAAAACAAATACATTCTAACTTATTTTTATTAGTTATTTTATTTTCTATATTATTATTTATTAATTGATTCAATGTCATATTTTCATTCAATGTATCAATTAATATTTTTTTTGTATTAACAACTTCTTTTTTTAAAATAATTTTATTATTATTATCGATAATATTTATAAAATCGTTATATCTTTTCTTAATATTCATAAAAAATAGAAATATATAATAACATTATATTTCTATATACAAATAAAAACTTATTTAAGTTTGAAGATCAGATTTTTCACTAGTAAAATCATTTTTAATTTCTTTAAGAGGTAATGTTGGATTAATTATTTTATCTTGTATTTCACTAGTTATTTCATTATTAATTTCTTTATTAGGTAATGTTGGATTAAATATATTTTTATGTTGCATATTACCACCATATTTGATTGTATTTTTCATATTTATATATTTTAATTTATATTTTAAATATTTTTTATGATAATCCATTTATATATATTTAAAATATATAATTTTATAATTTGTAATTTATAATAATTTTATAATAATTTTATAATTTTATTAGGTAGTGTTGGATTAATAAAATTATTATAATTAAATAAATTTCCTCCTACTTTTATTTTACTTAATTCATTTAATTCATTTAATTCATTTAATTTTTCAGATTTAGTCGATGTAATATCCAAATAATCATTTTTTACAATTGAATTAATAGTTTGATTATTTTTATTAATATTAATAAGAGGATCTTCATTTAGTACATCAAAAAGAGTATCATTATTTGTATCAATTAAAGTGACATTAAATTCTTTAAAAAGTTTTTCTAAAATTTCATTAAATTTATTATCTTCTATAGTTAATATATTTGTTTTACAGAAGTTTTTAATAATATTAATTACATTAGAATCACAATAAATAGAAGCTTTCCAAGAAATTCCTCTTCTACCGGCCCTAGATATTAATTGAAATAAAGTGTTTATAGAATGATTTTCAGCATCTTTAAAACAAGTATTGTCAATAATAATATATTCTATTTTAAAGTTAGTTCCATAAGAAATATCTGTATTAGAAATAACATATGACAACATACCTTTATTACTTAATTTAATAATAGTTTTAATATATTCAGGATTTTCATATTCTGGATCATAAATACCTATTCCTAATAATAATGCAATAATAATATTATTATCATATAGTACTAAATTATTCCAATCAATAATTCTTGGATCATATAATTTATGATGAACATCATTATTTTGTAAAATAAGATCACTTATATCAAATAATTGTATATTACTAATAAAATCATTCATGCTTTCATATTGTTTATTAAACTTGTTATTAATATTTTTTAATAATGAGTTAATTTCATTACTAAAATATTGTTTAATAAAGCTTATTGGTTCTTTAGTAATTATTAAAGTTTGTGAAATAAATACTTTTTTTAATTCATATAATTTTGTTAAGGTAACAGAAAATGAAGAATGATTTATTTCATTAAAAAAAGATAGATTTTCTTGATTATGATCATTATTTATTTTATTTAAATAAGATAATGCAGTTGATTCAATATTTTTTTGATTTATTTGTGATGGATTTATATATTTTACTTTAAAATTATCTATATTATCTAAATTAATTTTTGGAGGCTCTTGTTTGTATAAACTATATATTTTATTCCATAAAAGAGAAGTTGTAAATGGTGTATATATTTTTTTAATAAATAAATTATATTTAACTTTATCAATTATTTTATTAAATTCATCAAATGAATTAATATTTTGATTAGTTAAATAAATTTTTCCAGAGAAATCATATATTTCTGATCCTATTTGTGAATTTTCTGAAATTATTAATTTATAATATCTATTATTATATCTTGTTAAATAATAACTTTTAAGTTTTTCTAATAAATTATTTTCTGGTAATGTTGCTGATGCTAAAATTGTATTTATAGGCATATATTTTAAAATATTATATAAATCACTTAATTCAATATCATCTGAATCTAAAAACGCTGTAGGTTCATCAAAAAATAATATAAATTCTTTACCATATTCAATTTTACCATTTGTTTTAACTTGTCCAATATTATTATTTTTATCATAAGCTTTTTTAAGTAATAAAGCTGTTGATTTAATATCTGCTACAATTAATAATCTTTTATCTTTTGATATTGTAGTATTATTTTTTTTTAAAATTTTAATATTTAATTGATCATTATCACCAGTACATGCAACAGCAAAAGGTAAATTAATAGCCTTTGCATTATTTATAATTTGTATCATATTTGATTTAAGTTTAGAATTACAACAATATATAACTTCTAATTTTTTATTATTAAAATTAGTTCCAGAATGATGTTTTATTTTATTAGCTAATATTGCTAATGGAATGGCTAATGTAGTTTTACCTTCACCAGTAATAGATTTCAATGTAATTAAATTACCACAATTATCAAATTTTTCTTTAATGTTACTATAAATAATATTAACAATAACCTCAATTTGTGTTCTATAAGGTTTAATATTATTATTTTTGAATAAATTATCATATCTAGTTAAAAAAATAAATTCTGGATAATTTTCTGATAATATTAATGGATCAAATAATATATTATCTTTCAAGTATTTAATAGATATTTTTAAATCTTCTATCATTTGTTCATTTAATTTATTTTCAATAACACCATCTAAGATACTATTAGTTTTTATTTTATTTTTATTTTGTAAATTTTCTATTAATTTGCATAAATATACATATAATTCATATTTATAATATTCTGAAGCTTCATTTAATATTAATATATTAGTTAATGCAATTAAATCTAGTACATTATATTCAATACTATTTATTTTTTGTTTTTGAAAATATTTTTTAAAAAAATCATCATTTATTTCTTTAACCGTATGTTCTATAATATTATTTCTCCAATTACCAATTATATCTTTTTTAGTAGTTTTGGCAATATCTTGTTCTATTTTTTTATATTCTAATTTTAAATCATTATTGTTAATATTTGGATCATAGAATTTAATATCTTCATAAAATAAAAAATATTTATTTAAATTATCATCTATTCTAATATATTTCCTAATTAATAAATACATGTCACCATATGTGTAATAAAATAATTTACTATTTAATTCCAAATTTGAAAAATAATTAATTAATTCTTCATATTTTAAATTACGAATATCTTTACCATTTTGATATATTTTATTGTAAATTATGTTAATATATTCTATTAACATGTTTAAAACATTTATATCTGAATTATCTTCTTCACTAAATAATATTTCAGCATTATTGCATGATAAATACATAGATATAATATAAATATATATTATAAAAAATATATTTATAAATAAGAATATTTTATAATGTATAATATAAATAATGGATAATTATAAACTTTGTTTTATTATAGCTCATAGATATTATAGAAATTATGAGTCATATATTAAATATTATGTAGACAATATTAATAAATTTTATAATGATAGTTTAATTATAATTGTTGATAATAATTCAAAATATTTAGACGATATTAAAAATGTATTTAAAAATTATACTAATGTACTATTTTTAATAAATGATACAGAATGTAAATTTGAATTAGGTGCTTATAAAGTAGGTATTAATTATATAATTCAAAATAATTTATTAGAAAAATATGAATATTACATATTTACACAAGACAATTTTATACTTAAAAATAAATTTGATTTTAATGTTATGATTAATAATAATACATTAGCATCTTTTATTAATACTTTAATATCTATTTCTTCTGATTATAATGAAAATATATTTAATGTTTTAAGAAAAATAAATATGCTAGATAGAATAAATGATTTTACTATGTGTTGTTGTAATTCATTTATATTAAATAAAATTAAAATATTAGAATTTTTAGATATGACAAAAGATATTATAATTATATATAGACGTGAATCTGAAGATTGTGAAAGATATTTAGGTGGTATAATATATAAGTTAAATAATTATAAAGTGGTATCTACAGATGGTATAATGATGGATAAATTATTAAATTATAATAGATGGATTGTTAATTTAATTGACGATCCTGTAAAAGAAAGATTTTTTGTTAAAAAATTACAACAAAAAAATGAAAATACAATAGAAGATTAATTATTGATACATATTTGTAACTGATAATATTTTTGTTTTAGGATCAAAATTCATATTATACCATGTATCTTGATCTAAAATATATACTGCATTATTATATTTATCAAATATTGCTCCAGGTCTAGGTGATGAATAGTAATATAATATATTGAATTTTTCTATTATATCATCTTTAATTTTTAAATTGTTGCAACTTTCAAATGATTTATTATTGTATTTTGAATAATTATTGTTATCTATAATTATTGTATTATTTTCAGTATTATTTATTTCACAATATTTTTTAATAATATTATCTATTATTGGTGGAGTTGTATTTGTTAATGTACTGTTCAATGGTTGTGGCGTATTAGTTGGTGTGATAGTAGATTCATTCATATTATTTGGAGTACTTGTTGATGAATAAGTTATTTTTGGTAAGTTAGTATCGTCATTTATAATAGGAGGAGTTGTAGGTGAATAAGTTTGTTGTGGAGTATTTATATTCACATTAATATTTTCATTTATAATAGGAATACTATTTGGTGAATAAGTCATTTGTGGGGTACCTAATGGTATATAAGTTACTCGTGATTTATTATTTTTGTTATCGATAATTGGAGTAGTTGTTGTTGAATAAGTTAATTGTGGAGTATTTATAGATTCATTTAAATTTGGAGTACTTGTTGATGAATAAGTTACTTGTGGAGTATTTATAGATTCATTTAAATTTGGAGTAGTTGTTGATGAGTAAGTTATTTGCGGTGTGTTTATAGAATCATTTATAATTGGAGTAGTTGTTAGTGGATAAGTTATTTGTGGTCTAGTAATTGTTGGTGTTGGTTTATTATACATATTTATAACATTTAATATTTTAGTATTAGGATCAAAAATAATATTATACCAATTATCTTTATTTAACGGATATACATAATTATTATATTTATTTAATACTTGTCCAGGTATTGTTGATGAATAGTAATATAACATATTGAATCTATTTATTAAATCATTATTAATTATTATATTACTACAACTTTCAAATGATTTATTGTTGTATTCTAGATAATTATTGTTATTTATATTTATTGTAGCGTTTGTATTGCAATATTTTTTTATTATATTTTTTATTGTTGGCGAACTATTTGATAAATTAGCAATAGTTGGTATATCAGTTACTGGATTAGTAACATTTGGCATACCGGTTACTGGATTAGTAGCATTTGGCATACCGGTTACTGGATTAGTAACATTTGGCATACCGGTTACTGGATTAGTAGCATTTGGCATACCAGTTACTGGATTGGTAACATTTGATATATTGGTTACTGGATTAGTAACATTTGGTATACTGGTTACTGGATTAGTAACATTTGGTATACTGGTTACTGGATTAGTAACATTTGGCATACCAGTTACTGGATTGGTAACATTTGATATATTGGTTACTGGATTAGTAACATTTGGTATACTGGTTACTGGATTAGTAACATTTGGCATACCAGTTACTGGATTGGTAACATTTGGCATACTAGTTACTAGATTGGTAACATTTGATATACCGGTTACTGGATTAGTAACATTTGGCATACCAGTTACTGGATTAGTAACATTTGGCATACCAGTTACTGGATTAGTAGCATTTGTTATACCAGTTACTTGATTGGTAGCATTTGGTATACTGGTTACTGGATTAGTAACATTTGGCATACCAGTTACTGGATTGGTAACATTTGACATACCAGTTACTGGATTAGTTACAGTTTTATTACTAATTACTGGATTGTTAACATTTGTCATACCAGTTACTGGATTAGTAGCATTTGGCATACCGGTTACTGGATTAGTAACATTTGGCATACTGGTTACTGGATTAGTAACATTTGGCATACTGGTTACTGGATTAGTTACAGTTTTATTACTAGTTACTGGATTAGTAACAGTTGGTAAATTAACCGATGGTTTAATTGTCATTGATGTATTAACTGATGGATTTGTAATTGATTGCGCATTAACATTTTGATTAGTAATTGTATGATTAGTAACATTTGATAATTTAATTAATTTATTATCAAATAAAACATTTGTAATCATATTATATATATTTTTAAATCCATTAATAAGTTCATGAGAATAAATGTATATAAAAACATTTAGTATAATGAATATGAATATAATTTTAGGATCCATAATAAATAATTTATAATATAATAATGTTATAAATTATTTATTGTAAAATAAAAATTGAATATAAATAAATATATAATTAAATAAAAACAACAAGTTAATAATGGCAACCAAATACACAATTAATTCTACACCAGAATATATATTATATATTAAATTTATAGATGAAAACGATAAATTAAATTATAAAGAAGTTAATGAAAATACTGGAAATTCTGGTTACGATATATATGTTAAAGAAGACATGATTATTAAGCCAACAGTATATGATGACAAAACATACGCACAGATAGGTTCAAATATTAAATGTGAGATGTTAAAAATTTACAATAAAATCACAGTTGAAGATAAAACAATTATTAGCATTGAAAAAATGATAAAAAACAGTGGATTTTTATTATTATCGAGATCTAGTTTAAGTAATTTAGGATTATCAATGCCTCATTCAGTAGGATTAATTGATAGTAGTTACAGAGGTGAAATATTAGGAAGAGTATTTTCATATAATAAAACAAATGTTCAAATAAAAAAAAATGATAGATTATTCCAGATAGTTGCACCAGATTTATCTGAATTTAGTGTTAAATTTGTGGATGAATTATCTGAAACAAAAAGAGATGCTGGTGGTTTTGGATCAACAAATAAATAAAATATTAATCAATAAATAATTGAATAATAAATTTTTAAATTTTATGTAAAGAATTAAAATATTTTTGATACAATAATTTTTTTTTATAAATATTGTCAATATAATAATTATTGTCTAGTAAAGATTTTTCATTAATAATAGTATCATTATCATAATTATTAATATAAATTTTATAATATACGAGTTCTATAATATTTAATATGAATTCTAATTCTTGTAAAGTACATTTTTTTTTATGATTATAGATTTTATTTAAGAAATAATCAGAATACCAAATATTATTAATTTTTTTAAGTATAATTTTACTCAATTTATATTGTATAAAAGATATAAAACCATAAAAAAATCCAGTTTTAATAATGTTATAAAAATTACTAGTAAATTTAATATAATTATTTATTAAATCACAATGTTCATAAATCCATATTTCTGTATTTTCATTATCTAATATATTGTAACAATCATAGTAAAAATTTGAATCATTAAATAAAATAATTAAAGTTAACTTATATTTATAATACGTTGTTAAAAAATTAGCAGGCAATATAATTTTACATTTAAATTTAATATTATTTTCTAAAATATTAATATTTTCTTGAATATTATTTAATTTATTTAAAAAATTCATATTTTTAAAATTTTTATTTATAGAATAATAATTTTAATATTTTAAAGTGTTTTTATTAAAAATTATTTAAAATATATGATTTTATAATAATTAAAGATGAAAGATTTTAACCAAGATTTTAACATTGAATATTCCAAAAAAAAATTTCAAAATGAGAAAATAGATTATGTTGTAATAACATATGATCAGAAAAAATTTCCATTTTATTTAAGAAAAAATAAAGAAAACAAATTATGTATTATTGGAGATAATAGTTATAACGAAATTATTAAAAATTTAATAAATTATTTTAATCCAGGATTTGGATTATTTTCAAACTTTTTTATGCAAATGTTTATTCCAGTATGTATTAAATTTAATTTAGATAAATTAAAAATAGATGAAATATATATTAAAGATAGTAAATTAGATAACGAATTAATAAATGAATTAGAATTTAATGAAAAAATTAACATAAGATATTTAATTGATCCACTTGAAGGATTAAAAATAATGGATATTAATTATAATAAAAATTTTCAAGATAAATTAGATTTAAATATGTTATTAAATACTGAAGATAAAAAAAATAATTCTACTACTAATAATGAATTAGATAATATTTCGAGTATATTAAAAGAGTTAGAAAATAATGATACATTAACACAATTTAGTAATATTATGAAAAATAATGATTTTACAAATTTATTATCAATGTTTGATACAAATAAAGATAAAAATAATAAATCTCAAGATAATGTTAAAAAAAATAAATCATTAAATAATAATAATAACTTTTTAGATAATATAAAAAATATTTGGACTAACGAATATTATGATGTACAAGAAGATTTAGATGATTTTTTAATTAAAGATGATATTGATAAATCACAAGATAATAATGAAAATGAAGATGAAGATAATGATGAAGATGAAGATAATGAGGAAGATGAAGATAACGAGGAAGATAATGATGAAGATGAAGATAATGAGGAAGATGAAGATAATGAGGAAGATACTAATATATTTTTTGAAATATGTTTAGATAATTTAAGTAGATATAGTGAGTACAAAGAAATGGTTGAAAAAACTTTTAATAAGGAAGAGTATAATAAAATAATAGATGAATATGATGAATTATATAAGAATGAACCTAATAAACAGAAAGGTATTAAAAATATTAATTCAATAGAAGGTATATCAAATATGGAAATGAATTATGAGCAACATGTAAATGTTAATGAAAATGACAATGAAAGATATTTATATAGTAAAATAAAAATGAAAAATAAAGAAGTAGAATATGGAATGTCTTATTTAAAATTAGAAAAAATTAAAAATTTATTATTATTTTTATTAGATAAATAAAAATAATAAAAATAATAAATGAAAATAATATATATATGAAAAAAAAAATAATAATATTAATATTATTGACAATATTATTAATATCAATATTAATATCAAAACATATAATTGAAAATTTTAAATTATATGAAAATGAAAATAAAAATATAGTATTAAATAAAAAAAAAAATAAACCATGTAAATTTGATCATTTAGTATTAACAAAAAATAATTTATATGATTTAAAAGATTTATTAATAAATTTTATTTATTTTGCAGATAAAAATAAAATAGATTATTTTTCAATAGGTGGAACACTTATTGGATCAGTAAGACATGGAGGATTAATTCCATTTGATGATGATATTGATTTAGGAATATTAGCTTTATATAATAATATTTCAAGCATAGAAAATTATTCAGATAATAATTATTATTTTGAAGAAGTATTTTTTGGATATAAATTTAAGAAAAAAAATAGTAATATGTTCATTGATATAATGGTTTTTGAATACAAAGATAAAGAATATCAAATATTAACAAATTTTTGGCCAGAATCTGCATTTAAAAATATAAATGAAATATTCCCTTTAAAAAAAATGAAGTTTAATGATATTTTTATAAATGTACCAAATGAATATAAAATATATTTAGATAGAAATTATCCAAATTGGGATAAAGAAATAATAATTGATTGTGGACATCATATCAAGCAAGAATGTATAAATGTAAAAAATAATATTCCTAATAAATTTAATGTAGATTATGAGAATTCAAAATTTTTATGTTATTCCGAATTTTAAATTTAATAAAAAATATTTTTTATTAAATATTTAGATATATGTTTATTTATATTTATATATAAAAATTATTATGGATATAAGTAATTATGATAATTCATCAGATGAAGAAGAGATAATTAAAACTAACAGATTTCAATCAATTTATGATTCAGATTCAGATTCAGATTCAGATTCAAATTCTACTTGCAATTCTAATTTAAATAATATTAATCAAGAAAAAGAAGAAATTAAAGAAGAAATTAAAGAAGAAATTAAAGAAGAAACTAAAGAAGAAATAAAAGTTAAGGAAATTACAGAACTAGTAAAAGTTAAAGATATTAAAGAAAAAGTTAATACAAAAGATCGATTAAAAATGAGAGAAGATAAAAAAATAATAAAATTAAAAAATAAAGATGAAAATATGAACAAGCAAACTATATATACAGATAAAATAGAAGTATTAATAAATGGTAAGAAATTAATAAATGAATCTAATATTGTAATAAACGACGAAACTAGATATTGTGTAGTAGGTAAGAATGGTTGTGGAAAAACTACATTATTAAAGAGGATATATAATAATATAATATTAAAGAATACTGAAGAAAGTAGGATAGATATATTAATGATTGATCAGGATATTGAAATTGGTGATGAAAATATGGATATATTAGATTTTATATTAAATGCAGATGAAGAATTAAATAAAAATTATAAAATAACGAAAGAATTAGAAAATAAAGATAATTTAACAGACGAAGAACTAGATATATATAATAAATCAAGTGAATATATTCATAATATGGAATGGGATAAATACGAAGCAGAATCTAAGAAGATTTTAACAGGTTTAGGTTTTAATAATTTAGAAAGTAAAGTATCAATATTATCTGGAGGTTGGAGGATGCGTTTAGCATTAGGGAAAGCATTATTAAGAAAACCGCAGATTTTAATATTAGATGAACCAACAAATCATTTAGATTTAGATGCAGTAATATGGTTAACAGATTATTTAACTTATTATAATAAAAGTTTAATAGTAATAACTCATCAAATACATTTAATAAATACAATATCCGATTATATATGGTATGTTGGTAATCCTGAATTAACTGGTACAAAAGTATATACGGTAAAGGGTAATTATGATTCATTAAATCGTATGATAAATACATTCACTAAAGAACTTACAACAACATATGAAAAATTTCAAAAGAGGATAGAAGAATTAAGAAAAAAATCAACACCCAAAAAAGAAGTAGAAGAATTTATAAAGAAAAATAATATTACTAGACCACCGATGCAATATATTGTAAATATTGAATTTGAAGAGGTAGAAGAATTAAATAAAAAAATATATGATTTAATGGATATAAATTTTAGTTATAATAATAATAAAATATACAATTCATTAAATTTGCGAATAGATTCTAAATCAAGATATGTACTTGTTGGTCCAAATGGTAGCGGTAAAACAACATTATTTAAGCTTTTATCTAATATAATAAAACCAACATCTGGAACAATAATACGCGATGATCGAGTAAGAATTGGTTACTATCATCAACAAATAATTGATAATTTACCTTTAAATTTAACACCTGTAGAATATATACAAGAATTAAATTCAAAATATGATAATGGTGAATGTAGAAAAATATTAGGGAAATTAGGTATTAAAAAAAATGAATTAATAGATTTACCTTCAACTAAAATATCTAATTTATCAGGTGGACAAAAAGCTAGAGTTTCTTTAGCATCAATACAAATATTAAATCCACATTTAATATTAATGGACGAACCAACTAATCATTTAGACATAGAAAGTATAGATGGTTTAATAAAAGGATTAAATGATTACAATGGTTCAATAATAATAATAACTCATGATATATATTTTATTGAGTCATTAGAAGATATAACAATTTATGAATTAAAAAACAATGATATTAAAAAATTCAATGGTAATTTTGAAGAATATAGTAGTATAATATTAAATAATATTAAATAAAAATTGATAAATAAATAAAAATAGTTAAACAATATAATAATTAATATTAATATAAATATATAATGTACGATACAGATTCAGATTCAGAATTAGATAATAATGAAAATTTAAATGATCAAAATTTGAATGATGATAATATTAATAACATAAATAATTTAAATAATTTTGATGACGATAGCTTAAATAATAATTTTAATATAAATTTCAATGATGAAATTCATATCCATAAGCATATGCGAAATGCAAAAAAATGCACAACAATAATAAGTGGATTAGAATTTAAAGATTCAAAAGATGAAAAAGAATTTTTATCAAAAGTAAAAAATAAATTTGGTATAGGTGGATGTCTGAAATCTGTTGAAGAAATAAATGATAAAAATTTAGTATATATATTTATGGGTGATTATAGAGAAAAAATAAAACAATTTTTGATAAAAGAATACGATAAAGATGAATCTTGTATAAAAATACATAGCTAAAATATATTTTTTATTTATATATAAAATTAAATTAATCGAATTAATTTTATGCTGATACAAGAGAATAAATATTTTTTTTTACACTATCAATATTAATTGTATTTGGTTCGTCATCTAAAAGCATAGGAGATTTCAAAATATCTTCCGTTATTATCCACAAAATTTCTACCATACATTTTAATAAAAGTTTAAGTAAAGGTTTACAATCAACATAATTCATTATTTCATACATATTCTGATCATTTGCTAAATCGACGATATATGATTCATAAACATTATTAAAATTATTCCAACCAATAATATGACGAATATTTACAATTACAATATTTAATCTAGTTATTTGTTTTCCAGTTGAATCACAGTCATATATATATTTTTTTAAAACTGGTAATGTATCTAAAAATGAATCCATAGTCGGAAACATATCTTGCAATTCTTTCAATGAATTAGTATTAGATTTTGTCATTATTAAATAATATTATTTATTTAAAATGCAACGATATAAAAATTCAATTTTTTTTAATTATTATTAGATTATTAAAAATCATCAGTTAAAGTTAGTTTTTCATTACAATTTTGTGTAATAAGGTTATTTAAATTTTGAGAAACTAGATCATAATTAGAAGATGTAATTGAAAATATATTAATACCATTTTTAATAAAACTAAAATGTGGAAACTTAGTTACTTGTAATAATTCTTCAAATTGTTCATCTAATAAGTAATCATCTCTATCTAATATAATATAAATTGCATCCATAATATTTTTATTAACAATGAATTCTTCTATTTTAGGTTTAATTTGAATACACGGAATGCATTTTTTAAAAGATACATTAATAATAATATTAATATATTGTGATTTAATAATTTCAAATTCTAGGAATGTTTTAATATTTTTAATTATCATTATAAGTAATTATATTAAATTATTAAATGTTATATAAAAATCAATTTTTAATTAATTATTAAATATAAAAATTGAAATTTACATTATCTATGTCAAACAATTATTAAATTCAAAATATCCAGATATTATTTAAATAAAATGTCATATAATCAATTATTTGACGATAGTATTTTTGGATTATCACTTGATCGTTCAATTTTTAAATCTGTATTAGATGAATCTATATTTGAAACACCAAGTAGTGATTCTAGTTTAATACCAATATTTAATAATTCTATAGAAAAATCATTTTTTAGTAAATCAATATTTGAGAAATCAAATATTGATTTAATTTGTAAAGATAATTTTAATTTTAATAATACTCACGATTACAATGATGATATATCAAGCATATCTGATGATAGTGTATCACGTATAGAAAATTATAATTGTAAATTTCAATATCCAACATCACTACATTTAAATGAAGATAGTAAAATGGATTGGAGACAAATAGAAGTTACCTCTAAAGAAAATAAAGTTATTAAATTTATAGTAGATTATTATAGTAAAATTAATACTTTTAATAGATTAATGGAAGAAGATAATATATTAAAAAAAGAATCAATATTAATTAATAATTTAAATTATATATTACGTTTTTCTTTAGAAAATGGTCTTGTTATTGGATTATGTGATTTAAGTAAAATTTCAGCTGATCAATGTGAGCTTAAATGTAATCTAGATGGATCACCACAATATAATACTCCTATTAAATTTTCTCTTCCAAGTTTAAATAAAGAAAAAAAATTATATAATGAATCTGAAGATAAACAGAATGTCATATATGCTATGATTTTTCATACAGGATTATTTAATTCAAATGGTCAAGGAATTTATGCTATGTTAGTTAAACATGAAAAAGGTAATAAATGGGATTCGACATTATCATTCCGTCCATGGAAATGTGTATTGGTATGTTTGGAAAGTGAAATTCATTATTATTTAAATAATAAAAATTTAAAATTATCAAAAATGTTTCCATTTTCATTACCTTATCCTGACAAAAGATATTTTCCTTTACAAATGGCTAATTTCTTTTTTCCAACTAATGGAATACAAGTAAAAAATGAAAATATAATATTTAATTCAAATTTAAATGTAATAATTTCTGATTCATATATTTATGAATTATTAAATGAAAAAGAAAAAGACATTAAAAAAATAGGATATTTTCCTTCAGAATTTAGTAATATAGAATCAAATGAATTAATTAAATTAATTAAATTAGGTATATCACAATCAGTTAAAATAGCTAAAACATCACCTATTGGATTTTGTTCTCATCAATATTTTACAGATGGTAAAGAATCTGGAGAAATTCAGCTACAACTACCAATTTGTTTGAATGAAGAAAATGGTTGGAAAGCAGATTGTGTTTTATCACTAAAACCAATATATAATTTGCGGGGTATATGCACACATTATAAAGTAGTTAAAATATTATCGTTAGTTTATGCAGCATTGAATGCACGTCTTGTTTCAAAAACTCTTCCTACATGGTTATCCGGAGTTAATTTAGATAGTTTTATTATAAATGAAAAAAAAGAATTAAAAGGTAATTATAAAAAATTAGAAAAACCTGGAAAGCCATGTAGTCAATATTTTGGTTTAGGAAATGAGATTGTAGGATCTTGTAAATTTGAATCTTATTGTAGATATTCACATGATTTAAGATTAGTTCAAGTTTGTAATAATTGGAAAAGAGGTGGTTGTAAAAAAGAAAAATGTAGTTTTTTGCATAGAAATATTAATGATCTTTGTATCATTATAGAATCTTTAAAATAATAGTGTTATAATGTATATTTGTATTTTATCTAAAATAATAAATTAATTAGAAATAGTCTGTATTATTAATTTTACAAAAAATTACATTATTATAATTTTGGTTATTATAAGTAAAAGATGAAACATAGTATTTATTTATATAATAAAAATTATTATTATCATAAATATTACCTTTAATCAATACATTATTATGTGTAAAAACAAGATATAAATATATATTATTATCCTCAATGTTATTATAATTAAAAATTTTCATATAAATTATAGTTTTGCCATTTTTTTTAGAATTATTTTTAGAAATACAATAATTTAAAAAATTATCATTTTCTATAAGACATTTACAATATAATATTATATAATGTAATTTTGTTTTATAATAATAATTATTATTAATATATTCATTTATAGACATTATTTAATTTTATTACTATAATTAATTAATAAAAAAAAATTATATATACATATAGAATATAATGAATAATAATTTTTCAATAACTTTTTTAGGTCTAGTTATGATAACTATACTTGATTCTATTTATTTAACATTAAATAAAGAAGTTTATGACCCAATTTTAGATAAATCAAATAATATTAATTATGTATATGGTGTTTTAACATGGTTATTAATAATAATAAGTATCCAAACATTATTATTATCTAGAAATGATATAACACAAGAAAATTCATTTTCTTATGGTGCATTATTAGGTTTAGCAATGTATGGTGTATATAATTTTACAAATGCTGCAATATATCCAGATAAATGGTCACTCAAAATAATAACGACAGATACACTTTGGGGATTAATATTAACAGGATCAATGACATATTCATTACATAAATTAAGAGACCTAATGAAATATTAATCTATAAAAGTTGATATATAAAAAGTATAAAATATAAAATATTAATAATAATATTTTATAGATGGAAATAAATAATGAATTAAAAGAAAATATTGAATTAAAAGAAAATAATGAATTAAAAGAAAATAATGAATTAAAAGAATGTTCAATTTGTTATAATACAATTGGTATAACAAATAATTGTACAACACCATGTGGTCATTCGTTTTGTTTTACATGTATTATTGAAGTTATAAAACAAAATTATAATACTTGTCCAAATTGTAGAGCATTATTTAATCAGAATCAGTTAATAAATGAATCAAATGAAATAATTAATGAATCAAATGAAATAATTAATGAAATAATTAATGAATCAAATGAAATAATTAATGAAATAATTAATGATTCAAATGAAATAATTAATGAATTAAATGAAAATAATAATATATTAAATAATATTATTGATGATAATATAGACAATAGTACAACAATAAGTATATCAGAAATATCTTCATCAATTTCAGATATGTCAGATGAATTATTAGAAGATATATATGAAAATAGAATTAATTTAATGGATTATTATAATAATTTTGATATTAATTATGCAAATATGAATAATGAAAATAATATTAACATTGATAATAATATTAACATCGAAAATAATAGAATAAATAAATTACAAATAATCTGTGATACATTATATAATAAAGATTATAATAATAA